ACCGTCTCCGCCGGCGTCGCTCCGCCGAACTTGGCCTGCAGCGCCGGGTCCTTCAGGTTTGGCTCCGTCACCCCGGCCAGCAGGATGTGGACGTTCACGTCGTCCGACAGGCTCTCCTTCAGTTCAGACACCTTCCCGTAGGGCAGGGCCCGCAGCGCGAACACCACGTCCTGCCCGCACAGCTCGCTCAGCCGCTTGACCTTGTAAGACCTGGTCGGGAGCTGCTTCTGCACATTGGGGATCTCCGGCTTCAGCAGCATCTCCAGGATACTCGGCTTCTCCCCAGCGCCTTCCGCGGGGATCATTGTTGTATGCTCGCTCATATATGGTCCTTTCCCGGGGACGCGAAAAGCCCCCGCTCTGTCCTTCTTGACAAAGCGGGGGCTTGCCGGTATAATGGCCTTAAAAAGGGCGCTGCCGCAAGACGGTTAGCCCAACCTCAGATCAACCTAAGTTGACCGTTCGGGAGCCAGCCGAGCGGTCAACACGCTTTTATGGAGAGTATGTAGGCCACAAGGGCCAGACACACGCAGACCCGCAGAAATTGCTTTCCCAGGTGCCCCATTCCAGCATCACCCCCTTTCGCAAGGGAGTGGCTAACCGCCATTTTGCAACAGCGCCACGGTCATTCTACCGGATGCGCCGCGCTTTGTCAATTGCCGCCCGTCAGGGCGGCTTTTCTCATGCCTCGATGACGTCCAGGAACTCGTAGTCGGTGAAGGTAAAGGGGCACTCCACCTTGCCCACGCTCTTGGCCTCCCAGTCCGCCAGGGTCAGGTCGTCGAAGCTCACGTTGCGCAGCACCACCCGCTCCGCGCCGTAAGCGTCCGGGTCCTTCAGCTTGCTCACGATGGTAAAGCGCACGTCCCGTCCGTTGCGGATGTTCTCCCCGATGGCCTGTGCCATGCGGGAGGTGACCTTGTGCAGCCGGAGGGAGCCGGTGCAGTCGATGCTCGTCACCTTCTTGTCCGAGGCCATCTGCCCGCACAGGGCGATATCCTCCTTGTTGAAACTCGCCTTGGCCTGGAGCCCGTAGCACTCGGACACCTTATCGCCGTCCAGCCACACCTCACCCCAGGTGCCGGATACCACTCGTTTTGCGCTGTCCATAGTCCATTCCTCCTCAGATCGTGATATTCAGGTTGATGTCCTCGATGGCGTCCAGGATCTGGATGGATGCCTGCAGGAACACCTTGTCCCCGGTGTTGGCCTCCTTGATCTCCTGCTCGCTCAGCTTTGAGGTGTCCACGCCGGTGCTCTGGAGGTACGCCTCCTGGGCCGCCGTGTCGATGCCGACGCTGGAGCTGCCCGCCCGCAGGATGCCGGCCTGCTCCAGCGATGTCAGGTAACCCTTGATGGCGGAGATCAGCAGGCACTTGTTGTCATAGCTGTTGGCATACTTGCCGATGTAGGAGTCCTGGGCCGTGGTGCGGATGTCCGTCTGGATCATGTCCATGACTTCCACCAGCTTGATTTTCTTCCAGGCGTCACCCTTGTCCTGCGTGGTGGTCTGCAGGGAGTTGACGCCCCGGCCCACCTTGACCTTCTCCCCGTCGTGGAAGAGGATGAACTTGCCCGCGTTGATGGCCGCATCCATCTCCGCCCTGGTCAGGCGCCCGATATCCGACACCTCCGCCAGCGGCGCGTAGGTGCAGGAGATGGTCATGGGCGTCCCGGCGATCAGTCCCGCGATCCGGGCGCAATACTGCGCCGAGGTATACTTGCTGCTCCCCACCAGGATGTCGTTCGTGGTAAAGTTGACGATGGCCTCGCTGTCCGCCGCCTGATTGGGCAGCACCGCCTTGCAGATGGCCGCGTCGTTGGTCCTCCGGCTGGCGATCCAGGTCGAAATGGCCGTTGCCTCCGGCTCGCTGCAATCCGGGGGACCGGCCAGATAATCGAATACCTCGGTGGCCAGCCAGCTCAGGGCGTCGGTCAGCGCCTCCGCTTCCGCCGGCAGCACATAGACCAGCACCTTCCGGGGCGGATTCACGTAACCCAGAAAAGCCTGCTGAACATACGCCTGATTGGCAGCGCCCAGCGTACTCGGGACCTGTGTGACGTTGGTGTAGGCGTGTCCGCCGTTTTCTTTGGCGTCCTTCAGGATCAGGGCCACCACGCCCTTTTCCGAGCGCTGCACGGCGCTGGCCGCCGTGGATTTGAATGCAATGTTGATATTGGGCAGTCCCATATCACGATTCTCCCTTCATATTGACATTTACTTCGCCCATCAGGGGCCAGTCCTCCCCGCCGGGCCGGTCGTCCTGGTATTGGAACGTGACGCTGGCCTCGGCATAGTCGAACTGGCAGTTCCCCTTGTTGGCGATCACGTGGAGGACCCGGTCCTCAACCCGCAGGCCCTCCACGGCAAACAGCTCCTGCACAACGGCCATGCGCTGCATCAGGTCCGGCACGTGGCTGTTGTGGTAGTCGTCCGCCTCCACGAAGGCGGTGACGACCACCGTGGCCTTCAGCTCCAGACAGGCGTAGGAGGCGTCCAGCATCTCCACCGGCCCCAGCTCCACCAGAAAGGACGGGCGGTCAAATTCCACCGGGACCCGGTTCATATAGATGGGCGTCTCCGGATACCGCTCCGCCACCAGCTCCTGCACGGCCTGCGTGATCGTCGAAAATGAAAGCACATTACCCCTCCTTCAGTTTTTGCTGTATCTTCTTTACAAAGCGTTCCGCGGCCTGATAAGCAATCCGCTCGGCCCTCTGGCGGGCCCCGGCATAGACGCCCTTCCCGGCAACCCGGTCCGCCTTCAGCCTGGCACCATACGGCTGCTTCTCGCTGTGCCACGACTGCGGCTTCAGCCCCGGCACGAACCGCCCCTTCCCTTGCTTGTGACCGCTGTCTATGGCGTTGGTGACGTACCCCACGGCGTAGGGATTCCCCCTTTCCCCGTTCTGCGTGAAGGTCTTCTTTTTAGGGCGCACCGCCGCATAGCCGCCGCCGGAGCCCACCACCGTGTCCTGCCAACCGGCCACTTCGCCGTTCCCAAAGCCTCTTTGCACGTCCTCCAGCACGGCCCGGCCCATCTCTTCGTACATCTCCCGCCGCCACTCCGGGTAGTCGTGCAGCAGGGCATTGAAGTCCGCCGCCAACCGCTCCAAATCGGCCTTGTCCAGGAATGTGGTCTGCATCACAGGTCCTTCTTTCGCCAGAGCTCGTACTCATTCTTCGCCGGGTCCAGGGTGTGGGCGACCTGTACCACATGCGGCTCTCCGGCCACCTCCACCAGCCCGCCCCGCGTCAGCTCCACCGCCTTCGGCGTCACCAGCACATAGGTCAGGGTATTGGTCGCCATGGGCTTCTCCTGCTCATAGCGCAGGTATTTTTCGGTCAGAATGCCCTGAAAGGCCATGCCGGGAGCCGTCTTGTGGACGTCCGCCCGGCACTCCACCGGAGTCACCACTGCCGTGGTGGCCTGCAAGAAGATCCGCTCCTTCGGATTCAGCTCGGTCACATAGTGCCATTGCCCGCCCAGCTCGATGATATCGCCCGGGGACAGGCTCTGCCGTCTCAGGGTAAACAGGATAGTCCGGGCGGCCAGTCCGACGGAGGAGAAGATCGTCCTCTGTGCGCTTTCCTCTGCAGCCGCCCAGGCCCGCCGCAGGGGGACCCACATCCCGGCCAGCGCTCCGGCGCCCGGTGTCAGGATGCGCACCGGGTACCGGAGTCCGCGCTCGTCGATCACGATCCCTCACCGCCTTCCGCCTCAACGGTAGCTGTCGGCATGGACTTAAGTTGATTCAGCTTCATGCGGATGCCCATGTCCAGCGCCCTCCCGACGCCGGTTTCCTTGTCGCTGAAAGCAGGATCGAACGCCTGGAGCACCAAACCATTGACCACCTGATCGTAAGCGGCGCTATATACTGGGTCGCCTGCCCGTGGCGGAACATCCGCATAGTAGAGATAGGCCACGGCGGAGGCATAGTCTCCCATGATACGCTCGTCGTCCTCCGTCCAGGTCACGTGCAGGTAGGCTCTCAGAGAGAGCATCCTCGCCTCATCCGGCACCAGGGCCGAAGCATCCAGCGCCATAGGCTCACGTCCTTTCCGGGCCGGTCACGCCAGCAGGGTCCAGCCCGGCGCCGGCGTATACATGCCGCGGCAGTTGCACACGGCGGAGCAGATCACGGCGGCGGCGGAATCATGCTGGAACTTGACGCAGTAATAGGGGGCGTCCACTTCGGCGGAGACCACGGCGGCCACCTTGCTCATGGTCTCCGCCGCGGTAAAGCTGGTCTCGGCCACCTTTTTGGCGTTGGTCCCGGAGTTGTCATCTGCGGAATACAGGGCCACGGTCAGCTTCTTCCCGCTGGCCAGACTGGCCAGCAGGATGTGAAAGTCAATGGACGAGATTCCTTTGGCGGCGACGTAGTCGGTCGCGGTCTCCGTGCTGGCGGACACCGAGGCGGGCGCCAGGCAGCAGACGGTGGAAATGCGCTCAAAAATTCGATTCATCTCAAATTCTCCTTTCCATCAGGTCCGGGCCGCCAGCGTGACAAAGGGGCTGCGGGTCTTAGAGCTGTTTTTGATGGTCATGGGGCTGTTGATCTTGGGCGCGCCGTTGCACCGGAAGACAAAGCGGAAGCACTGCTGGTCGGTGAGGAACTCCACGTGGATGGACCAGTCCTGCTTGGCCGTGCCCTTGCGCAGCAGCATGTACTCCTTGGGGTCGATCAGCAGGATATCGCCCGCCGAGCCCAGGGCGCTGCAGCTATCCTCAAACAGCACCGGCTTGTTGAGCACCCGCTGCGTGTCAAAGTTGCCCAGGCCGCCTTCGGGGTTCCAGAGGAACTTGGTCTCGCCGCCGCTGGTGATGGACAGGTAGGGGAGCTGTTCCTCCAGATCGGGGTGCATGACCCACACCAGCCGGTCCCGGTTCCGGGGCATGGACCGCGCCAGCATCTTGATGGCGTTATCGCCGGTGAAGGTGCCCGCGGTCTGTCCGGTGGTCTTAGCCACGGTGATGAGCGCGTCGGACTTGAGGATACCGGTCATCTTCCCCGCGCCGTCGCCGGAGATCACCCCTTCGGTCATCAGCCGGTCGGCCGCCAGGGAGAACGCATTTCCGAAGAATCCGGTCATAAAGGGAGCGTCCTGGAGCAGCTCGTCGGTGGCGTAGGCCAGGCCCATCATCTTCTCCAGATCCATGCGCACCTCCCGGAATTTGGGCTTGCTGGATGCGACGGTGTGGGCCTCGCTGACCCAGTACATCTGGATGCCGCCGAACACCGACTTGGACACGTCGGTCTCGTCCACCTGCAGCCAGCGGGCGGAGTTGGAGGCCGCGCCTACCGTATAGCTGTCCAGCCGCTGGAGCAGGGGGCTGTTCTGCACGGCGCTCGCCAGGATCTGCCCGGCAAAGTCCTCCTGCACGGCAAAGCCGCCTTCGGAGCCCACACCCTCGTTGGCGCCCTTGGCTGCGTCCTGCACGATGGCCAGCCGCTTGTCCTGGATACCCTGGCTCTGCTGCTTGTAGATGGCCTGGAGCTGCTCGCCCAGGCTGGTAAAGGGGCAGGGGGCCTTTCTCTCATCCTTTGGGGTGACGCCCGTTTCATCCTTGGGGTCAGAAGGGTCGATGGGGTCCGCGTTTCTGCGGCTTTCCTCCGCCAGGGCCTCGTAGCTGGCGATGGAGGCGTTGATGCCCTTCATCTGGTCACTGATCTTGTTGATCTCCTCCGTGTTGCCCTCCTGGGCAAAGGTCTCGGCTTTGGCCAGCAGGTCCGCCTTCTGGGCCCGCAGGTCGTTGATCTTCTGGATAAAGTCCATAGTTCTCGGCTCCTTTCACATTTCTGCAAGCACCCGGGCCAGGGCCTGGGCGCATACTGCCTTGTCTTGTTCGGCGGCCCGAAGCGCCGCCACATGCTCTCGGTACTGCTGCCGCATGGCAGCGGTCAGGCGGATCTGCCGCCCGGCGGCGGCCAGCATGGTCCCCGGCCCCGGCGGTTCCTCCCCTTCCAGGGGCACGATCCCGTCGATCAGTCCATACTCCAGCGCCTGGGTGGGGCTGATCCAGATGTCTTTGTCCATCAGCTCCATCAGGTCCTCCCGGGGTTTGCAGCCTTTTCGGGCCGTATAGACCTCCAGTACGCAGTCCCGGGCGTTTTTGAGACCCTCAGCCGCAAGCTCCATATCCCTGTAATCCCCGTCCTGCTCCCCGATTGGGTTATGGTAGCACAGTAGGGCGCCTGGCTCACTCTGAATCTCACGGCATCCGGCCGCGGCCAGGGTGGCCGCCGATGCGCCGTAGCCCTGGAACAGGGCCCGGGTCCTGCCGGGATACCGGCGCAGCATGGAGCGGATCTCGTTGCCAACAGCCATCGATCCGCCCGGGCTATTAATGAGCAGCGTGACCTCCTCTCCGTCGGCCTGCTCCAGCGCCTGCGCCACGTCCATGGGGGCGGTAATGTCCCGCCAACCCCACCAGCGCAGGATGTCTGTGCTGTCGTTGTCCCACAATTCGCCTCTGAGGGGGATATCCATAAGCATCTCTCCTTTCTGATCTGGTGCTGCCCGCGGCGGGCCGCGGGGGAAAAATCGCGGGCGGGTTCGCCCGGAGGTGGAAGCGGACGCGCCTTTGCACGGCCGCAGACAGCCTTACGGCTTGACCGGCTCCCCTGCTGTGCCGTTTACCACGGCTTCCAGGGATGCCAGGTTCTTGGTTGCCAGGAACTTCTGTCCCAGCCCACCTGGGATTGGGTCCTTCTCCTCAAAAGCCCGGCAGTCATCCGGGCAGTACACAGAGTTTTGAATCATCTTTTCATAAAAGCGGCTTCGACTCTCATTGTCGCCCCGCAGCAGTACCCCCACGTTAGCCCGCAGATACCAGCCCTGCTCCTGACGACGCCCGCCAATCAACTTGTAGCTCATTTCCTGCTCCCAGGCCGTCACATGGGGCAACAGAGTGTTCTCAACAAAGTCAAGCTGCTGCTGCTCATTGGATTGGTAGCTTTGCTTTCCCGTCTGGAGCATATAGGCTGGGATGCCGGTAAAGCGGGATACCTCCTCTACGGAAAAGCTTCGGCTCTCGATATACTGGCTGTCCTTCTGGCTCAGGCCCATGGGGGTATACTTGTAACCACGGGTGAGCACTGCCACCTTGAAGGCGTCCTCCGCCCCGGCCGCATACCGGGTAAATTCCTTCTTGATCCTCTCCCGGCCGTCTTTCCCCAGATCGGCGTCCACTTCGACGATACCGCTCATGCGGGCTCCGTTTTGATAGAACTTACGGCCGTACATCTGGGCCGAGCCGTCAGCCTTGATGGTCTCCCGGGCCAGGTCCAGCACGCCCCGGCCGTGGACTCCGTCGTAGCTATCGAAAAACACGATCACGAGCTGGGACGGCGCCAGAGTGATGGAGAGCTCGTCCACCGTGAAGTCATACCAGTAGTGCCTCGCCTCCCCGTCCCATCGGATACGGCAGGTGGAGGCGTCCAGCGGGATGAGGTCCGTAATGCGTCCCAGCCCGTCCCGGACGATCCAGCCGTACCCGGTCCCATGCCAGAAAGCGTTGGATGCGATGATCTTCTTGCACAGAGCCGGGCTCATGCGCTCGTTGGCCCGAACCTTCAGCAGGTAGTCCAGCGCCTGGTCCGACTGCGGAATGCGGGCGTCTCCGTTCTTTTGGTACAGGCTGTACGGCAGCACGCTCATGGCCCCCGTATAGATGCGGTGTGCCGCCGCGATGGGAGACAGCCGCTCCGCTCCCGTCCGGCTGTCCGGGTACTCCTCGCCGGAGAAGAACACCGTGCGGAACCATGTCTGCACGTCGTCCCAAGCAATCTCCTGGTAGGATGCGCTGGCCTTGGGCCTCGCTCGGATGCTGTTGGACAAAAGCATGGCTTACCCCTTTCTCCCCCGGGCGACGATCCGAGCATAAGCGCCCAGGCAGACGCCCGCCACGCCGAAGGCTGCGGCGGCGCCCACGGCCAGTGCGGCCGCTGTGATCAGGCACCCTCCTGCGGCTACGGCCAGCAGATCGTCCAGGTAGGTCCCCAGCACGCGCGCCGCTTTTCCTCTTGCCCGCCTCCGCGCCTCACGGCGGGCGATCCTTTCCATGTCATACGGTTTTTCAGTCATAGGCTCCAATCCTCCTCCAGCTTGGCGGTATCAAAGCCAGGGCCGCTGCGCAGCTTGATCAGTGCGGCCGCCATGGCGATGATCCAGGCAACCGTGATATCGATCCGCCCCGGGCTTCGGTTTTTCATGGGCTTTGTGTTCTCATTGCCGTCGGTGGCGCAGCGTACATTGCCAAAGCACCAGCGGGCGCAGGTGTTGTGCTCGTGGAGCATCTCATGCTTGCGCAGCAGCCGCTCCACCTCCTTCATGCCCGGGGACATGCCCATCATGGTCTGAGGGATCTCAATGACCTCCAGGGGCCGCGCTCCTTCGCCGGCCTGCATCAGCCGCTGCGACAGCGTCCAGGACAGCGCCGGGTCAAGGCCCAGCGTTTCCATGCGATAATCCCGGGCGGCCTGCCGGATGGTTTCCTCCACCCGGTCGTAGTCGATGATATCGCCGGGGCATCCGGTCAAAAATTGCGCCCGTATCCAATCCCCATAGGGCACTCCGTCCCGCTGCTCCCGCCCCTCCAGGTCGTCCAGAGGGACCCAGGCCCAAAAGAGCGCCACCCAGGTCTCCAGGCCCTCCTGGGGCGGGAAGAGCAGCACGAAGGCCGTCAGGTCGGTGCTCTTGGACAGGTCCAGCCCGCCAAAGCACCGCTTGCCCCGCAGCCGCTTCCGGACTGCCGTCCGCCGCTCAAGCACAGACAGTCCCTGCCATTCCGGCCGGTTCCACTGTGTTTTGTCATAGATGGTCAGCGGCACCCAGCCTACTACCTTGGTAGAGATCCACTGATTGAGCCGAAGCCAGCGGAAGAGGCGCTCCTTAACCTCGCTTTTTTGGGCCGCCCGGGCCTCAGCCCGGAAGTCCCGGAGCTTCAGGTTGTGGCCCAGGCCCGGATTGCACAGGTACCAGAGCTGTTCGTCGTAGATATCCAGCGCAGCGATCCGGTCCGGGTCGTCGCCGGTGAGGACCGACAATCCGTACATGATGGGGCACCAGGCAGGGTCGTCTTCGTCCAGCTCCCGCTCGGGCCGGCCGGCGCGCCAGGCCAGGATGCGCCGGCACTGCTCGTGGATCTCCCAGCCGATGCTGGTCCGGTCCGGGTCGTCGCCGGCGGTGGTCAGCACGATCACCGCCTGCTGCCGCCGGGCAGCGTTGGAGCCGGAAATCAGTACGTCCCACAGCCGCCGGTTGGGCTGTGCGTGCAGCTCGTCGATGATGATGCAGCTAAAGGAATATCCATGCTTGGTCTCGGCGTCGGAGGAGTAGATCTTCATGACGCCGCCGTATTTGGTATGGATCTCCTTCCGGGAGTCCACCGCCCAGGCGATGGGATCATGCTCCGGCTGGCCCAGGCAGGTGTGCTCCACCATGTACTTGGCCGCCTCGTAGACCTGCGTGGCGTTCTCCTTATCCGAGGAGAAGACGCCCACCCGCGGTCTGGCCTCCCCGTCCCAGAGCAGATGCTTCAGGCCGAGGCCGGCGGCAAACTCGGTCTTTCCATTTTTCTTCGGCAGCTCGTCGTAAAGGAAACGGCGGTAACGGACCCAGGAGCCGTCCTCATCCTGGGTCTGCACCCCGTAAAACTGGGTGATGGCGTCCATCTCCCAGGGCTGAAGCTCAAAGGGCTTGCCTGCCCACTCGTTTTGGCCGTAGCACAGCAGGCTGAAAAAGTCCACCGTGTCCTGCACGGCCTCGGAGCTGTAGCGCAGCTCCGCTCCGTCGTCCGGGACGGGCACTTCTACGCCCGGGGCCAGGGTAAGCATCTCAGGCACGGTGCATCCGCTCCCGCATCATCCGCTCAAATGGGTTCTCCTCCGGCGCCTTTCCACCCGCGCCCGGCGGCAGCACCAAGCGGCACCGGCTGGTGACGGTCAGGCCCATGTCGTTGGCCGCTCCACGGCATTGCTTGAAGAATCGGTCCTGAACGCGGGTCGCCCCGTCCAGGGCTTCCATGTCGATCACCCGCTTTCCGGCCTCCGTCCGTCCCCGCTGGATTTTCAGCACCTCCTGCGTGGCGGCCAGATAACTCTGCTTGGCCAGCAGGTACCGGGCCAGGGTGTCGTAATCCAGAACAGTCAGGAGCCCGGCCTCCTTCAGCTTGCCGCCCAAGGCCCGAAATTCCTTCTTCAAGGCCTCCGGCAGGTACTCCGGCGGCCGGATCTGCTTCGGGACCTCGGCCCGGACCTCGGCGGCTGCCCGCTCGCCCTTTTCTTTTTTGGTCAGGTGCTTTTTCCCACTACCCTCCAGCACCTCCAGTGTCTGCCGTGTTCCGGACATGACATTACCTCCCTCCAGGCCCCCGCCGGATACTATTTTGCGTCGAACTCACACCCGCACTGCGGGCAGGTGTAGCGTTTGCGGAGCTTTGGAGACGCCTCGTCCTCGGCGGTCTCCTCCGGTGCCGCAACCTCATCGATCTGGATGTCTTCCGGGGTGAAGCCCGTGAGCGTCAGGTCAAACCCGAGCTCCTCCAGCCCCTCCAGTTCCAGACCGACCATGGCCTCGTCCCAGGCGGCCAGCTCAGCCAGCTTATTGTCAGCCAGGATGTAGGCCCGGCGCTGTGCATCGGTGAGCCCCTCCACCAGATTGCAGGGCACCTCCGTCATGCCCTCAGCCTTGGCGGCCTCCAGGGTCCCGTGCCCGGCGAGCAGATTACCCTGGGCGTCGATGAGGAGTGGACGGACGAAGCCGAACTCCCGCAGGCTGGCCCGTAACCGGGCAATTTGGTCCTCGCTGTGAATCTTGGCATTACGGGCGTAGGGGACGATCTCCTCCACGCGCTTCATCACGTCGCCACGGCAGGCAACGCGCACCGCTGGTGTTTTCTTTCCTCTGGCCATTTTGGCCGCCTCCTATCCTGATCGCCGGCTAAACGGATCGCCGGCTAAAGTCTCCCGGCCGCAGCCCGAAAAATCTCCCGTGGGGAAAAAATCTCGCACAGAGGGCTGCCTGTGGTTATGCGTCTGCCCGTTGAAACTTTCTCGGGGCGGGGTGAGGGTATCCGACGCCTTCGGCGTCGTAGATACTAAGCGCGAGCGTGACCCGGGCACATGCGCATGCGCCTAAGCCTGGTCCGCTTTTACCCGGTCGAGGCGTTTACTTTTGGCGCAATTTACGCTGTCTTTCGGCCATTTCCAGAGCCGTCTTCTGGTTATGATGGCGTTCGCACAGGCTCTGCAAATTACTCGGGTCAGTGAATTTCGCCCAGTCCCCACGGTGTGGGTCCTTGTGGTCCACCCGTGTCGCCGGAGTCCGCAGGCCGCGCCGGGCACACTCGCGGCAGAATGGCTCCAGCAACAACTGGCCCGGCCGGAGCATGTCGGTCCACTCCGGGGTGAAGTACATCCAGTGCCACTCGGCACTTTCGCGGCGCTGTGCCTGCTTGGGCTTATGGGCTGGACAATACCCATCTCGGGTCAACATATGGCAACCAGGATGTCTGCATGGCCGGAGCGGCTTTAAGGCCATGGGCTATCACCTCCAGGCAAACAAAAAGCGCCCAAGCCACGACACCCATCACGGGTTGTCATTGGCTCAGGCGCTGGTCTCATGGGACGCTGGCTCAGGCGCTTCGATATTCACAATGCTTTCTTTTCCGCACCTCCGGCAATACACCGGAAGATCATGGGCGATGGTGTGGTCCAGGAGCTTCAGGACCTTGCCCTTTCCGCAGACAGGGCACATAAGCCATCCGTTCCTTATGGTCAGTTTATCAGATTCAGAGGGATATTGCAACCTTTTCACCGACTTTCTCTTTTCCCCTTGGGGTTGTTACAGATGGTTTCCAGACAGATAAAAGACGCGAGGGCTATTCCTTTTTCCGCCTGCGCGGTGGTCTTTGGCCTTTCTTCAGCTCCTTCTTTTCCGGCATGATGTATTTGAGATACAGATAATCGCCAAACTCGTTATGCTTTTCTCTGCGGTCCAAAATGATCGCCCCAGGTGGGGCCATAACTGTTACATTGTCCTTAACATTGTCGCTTTCCGCTTTTGGCTTTGCCAAGCCGATGGATGGAGTCCAGGTCCTCGCTCCGTTTTCTGTTTTCCCGACTTCCCTTGGCTCTTTAGTCAGGTACTTTGCCAACGCCTCATACCCCGTCCATACATCTAACTGCTCTATCTCCACCTGGCCATACGGCCAGAGGGATCGGATGATATCCACATCATTCCCCGTGCCATTGAGTACCATATGATGGTGGAGTCGGCCACCCTCGGCCGATAGCTGCTCAGTGACGTATATGTACTTTGTATCCATATCACGTGCCTTCCGGTATTTTCGAAGTTGGGACAACATCTTGCGGAGCAGCTTATTTGCGGCATCCCGGTCTGGGGGAAGATGCTGGTCGCCATAGGTCAGCACCACATGCAGATCCCTCGCGCAAAAATTGGCTGCCAGCATCATCTCCAGCTTTTGCCATGACCTGCGCATGTTGATCAGCTCTTGGGCCTCCTTTGACATTCGGCCTCGGCGTGCCCGCTCTTCCGGGTCATCTCGGACAGTCGGTATGGTATAGCAAACAACAGCAGACAGACGGCCTCCAGTGACTGTTTTGATTCGCTTTGCCATTTTAACCCTCCGCCCGGGCTAACGCCTGATCGATGAGCCTCCAATCGCCGATTGTCAGCTTTTCTCCAAGGAGAGCCGACCTAAGCATGGTCTCTGTCAGGTCGCCGCCCACGAGTTCACGCAGACACCCAAGACCCCGCGCTTGGCGAAAGCACAGCAGCCGATCATAAACCGCCCGCTTTTCGGCCGCATACCGTCCCGTAAAATTGCTCTGGTCTGCATCTGACTCCGCGGGAGGATCTGGTTGCGGCTGTGTTGGACCTAGGGACGTGCGGTTTATGAATTGAACTGCATCAACATCGGCGCCAAAAATGGTAACGCCGCCCAGATCAGGGACGTCCACGAACTCCCATGAGACGTCCTGTCCGATGATGAGCAGTCCAAGCTGCAGGCATTCTAGGACATAATCCCGCATTTCTTCTACGCAAGAGACTTTAGTCATTCCCGGCACTTTTAAAATCATTACTTCATGTCCCATATAACAGCCCTTTCTTTCGATGGGAATAGGCGTGGCAATGCCCCGCCCTCCCTTTTATCTTTTGTTGGCCAATCTGTTTACTATTCCGGCCCTATGCCGGGTGTCCCGCGTCAGAACTGTCCCCGCAAACGATCCTGGTAGGCAGGCCCCGCACAGGTCTTGTTTCATTCGCTCATCTCCGGCGGCTTCGGTATCGGCATCCACCATTCCACCGTGGGATTCTCCCACTCGGGGTATTCTTCAACGATCCACCCATCGCTATCGCAATAGCTTGCAATGCAAGCAGCGCTTATCAGTGTGATATTCGCTTTTGGCTTCCCGCTTACCAGCGCAAGGATAAAGCTATCGTCCCTCGGGATCTCGACGTCAGGGTCCCGCCACTCAAGATCGATCAATCTTTGCTTGACCTCGCGGAGTATCGCGCACCCGTGGATCCCTCGGCGCAGGCTCAAAATTAGTTCATCGATCCTCATCTCTATCCATCCTTTCCGCCAGCCGGGCCACCTTCTCGCCGCGCTTGGCCTCCGATAACGGGGCAACGTCAAAGAGCAGCCGCATCTGATCGAGCATGATGCCAACGTCCGCGAGCTCTTCGGCGATGTTATCGAGATTGTCAGCGCCGCGGCCATGCTTACAGACGGCAAGCTGCAGCTCCGCCATCTCTTCGTACAGCATCTTGATCTGCGCTTCTGGGCCGTAGTGGGCCAGGGCTTTCTTAAATATGTACATTTCAACGGGGTTCATTTTGCAGTCCTTACACCGCGCCACTGGCGCAACATCGGCGGCGGACATAATCTTGTTCCACTTCTCAACAACTTCTTCCCGCGAAAATCCATGTACGCTAACGAGTAAACCGTTGTCGCAAGAATGGTCAATGCAATAACATGTATTGCGCCTGGGGGTAAGCTGATATCCGTATACTCTTGGTTTCTCCGGCTCCTTCCCGCAAAATATGCATACATTCAGTTCAGCCATCGTCCACATCCTCCTCCTAGTCGCAATCCACGCAGTAGTCCCGCAAAACCGGCTCACCGGCTAAGTTGCATATCTGGCAGTCCCCGTCCCAATCTTCGCAAACACTATGCGCCTTACACACCCCGCGCATAAAGCAGTTGGAGCATTTCGGTTCAGTCATCCTGTCCCTCCTCCGTCGGTGAGCAGCATCTCTTTTTTTTTGATGTACCGGATTAGCCCAGCAAAGGTCGGCCGCTTTCCCTCCGCTTCGCATGTAACGGCATAAAACTTCACGCCCTCACCAATCTCAGCCAGCCAATCTTCGCCGTAATGGTCGTGATAGGCTTCTTGTTCCCAGCATTCCAACAATTCAGAGTATTTCTTCAATTACCGCCACCTCCAAGGGCCTCATCCTTGCTGATCCGCTCGAACTCGATCACCCACACCCAGGGATCTGCATCCCAACCGGAAGTATCCCGGTCGGCGGGT